TTTGACCCTGTTTTGATCTCGCTGATCAGACGTGCAATGCCAAATTTGGTTGCATATGATCTTGCAGGTGTCCAACCAATGTCTGGTCCTACAGGACTTATCTTTGCTATGAGATCTAGACTGCAGAATCAGTCTGGAACTGAAACCTTCTATGATGAAGTAGATTCAGCATTCTCTGGTCAGGATGATGGTCTTAACCTAACTGGTGGATTTGCTGATGGTAATGCTGGTTTAGGTACAACAGCACAAGCTGGTTCTAACCCCTCAGTTCTCAACCCTGTTGGTTCAGCCTCTTCCACTGGATACAGTGCTGGTGGCGGAATGACCACTGGTGAATCTGAGAATCTTGGATCAGGTGCTGGTGATCTATTCAACCAGATGGCCTTCTCTATTGAGAAAGTCACTGTAACTGCTAAGAGCAGAGCTCTGAAAGCAGAATACTCACTGGAACTGGCTCAGGATCTTAAGGCCATTCATGGTCTGAATGCTGAAGCAGAACTTGCTAACATTCTCTCTACTGAAATCCTTGCTGAGATCAACAGAGAAGTTATCAGAACAATCTATAAGGTTGCTGAACAAGGTGCTGTTTCTAACACTGCTACTGCTGGTGTTTTTGACCTGGACGTTGACTCCAATGGTAGATGGTCTGTTGAGAAGTTCAAAGGACTTCTGTTCCAGATTGAGAGAGATGCTAATGCCATCGCACAAAGAACTCGTAGAGGGAAGGGCAATATGGTCCTATGCTCTGCTGATGTTGCTTCTGCACTCACCATGGCAGGTATCCTGGACTACACCCCTGCACTCAACTCTAACCTTAATGTTGATGATACTGGCAACACATTTGCTGGAACCATTAATGGTAAGTTCAGAGTCTACATTGACCCATATGCTGCAAACCTAGCTGCTGCTAACAGTGCAGTTGCTTCTGGTAACCAGTACTATGTTGTTGGTTATAAGGGTTCTTCCCCTTATGATGCAGGTCTGTTCTACTGCCCATACGTTCCTCTTCAGATGGTTCGTGCAGTTGGAGAGAACACCTTCCAGCCCAAAATTGGCTTTAAGACCAGATATGGTCTGGTTGCTAACCCATTTGCTGAAGGCACTACTCAGGGTCTTGGAAGACTCAGAGTCAACTCTAACCGCTACTACAGAAGAGTTTCTGTTAAGAACCTGATGTGATTTACAGAGGAGGTCATGAAAATCATGATACTTCTCACACATCTTTCAAAAGGACCCCAGTGGGGTCCTTTTTTTACGCAATAAATACATATAAAACTCATGGTTAGAACTAGACAAGATACAGTTAGAAAACCTATTGCTAGTCAGTTAACCAATAGAAATTTTCTTTCTCCAACTGGATTTAAATTTAACATCACCAGATCACCAAAAGTAACATATTTTGGTAACATGGTAAATATTCCTGGTATGACACTAGGAGTTGTTCAACAACCAACATATCTTAAAAATATTCCTAGACCTGGTGAAATAATAGAATTTGAAGATTTAAGTTTAAGATTTTTAGTTGATGAAAGTTTAGAAAATTATATTGAAATACAGAATTGGATTAGAGGTTTAGGATTTCCAGATAGTATAAGTGAAATCTATGATTTTCAAGATCAAGATAAAGTTGCTCCAAATAATTTAAATAGCGAAATAAATTTATTTTCTGATGGAACTCTTACTATTTTAAACAACATTAACAATCCAATTTTTAATGTAAATTTTTCAGGATTGTTTCCATATTCACTTTCTACTTTAACTTTTGATGCTACTCAAACTGATATTGAGTACTTTACAGCAGAGGTTAATTTCAAGTATACTATATACGATATTGAAACTCTTTAAATAAATGATTGATTTGGATGGAATCCAAAAAATGTGGAATAATGACTCAAAAATTAATCCTGATAATTTACACACAGAATCTTTAAACATTCCTGTATTACACTCAAAGTATTCAGAAATGTTCAATACTATTCTCCTTTTAACCAAGAAAGCTCAACAACAAAAGAAAAATATTCGTCATGAGAGATATGAATACTATTCAGGAAAAGCAGAACCTGAAGTTTACACAAAAAATCCTTTCCCTAAGAAAGTAAGAGACAAAGATACTATGCAAAAGTATTTGGATGCAGATGATAGATTATCTACTGTTTCTTTAAAAATTGAATATTATGAAACAATGCTTAATTACTTAGAAAGCATTCTTAAACAAATTTCCAATAGAACATATCAAATTAAAAACGCTATAGAGGTAATGAAATTCAATGCAGGATATGGATGAGTCAAATTTACCTGATTTTACCATGTATGTCACCATTGATGATGTAAGAGTATTGCATTATTCTGTAGAAGAAGCAATTAGAATGTGGCCAGGTTCTCCTGCCAGACCACATGAGGAACAAGAACAGATGTGGAAAATAAGAGATCACTTATACAGAATGATATTAGATTATTCTTTTGAACACAACTAATAAATAGTTGTAAGGCGTGATTTCATTATGACAGATTTGATTATTCAAAAGGTAAATGAAGTCTATCTTCAAGTAAAAACACAACCTCATATTGAATATGAGTTAAGAGATAGATTTACTTTTGAGGTTCCTAATAAAAAGTTTATGCCTCAGTATAGAGGTAAGTATTGGGATGGTTACGTCCATTTGTTTAATATGAAAACAAAGAGGATCTATGTTGGTCTTCTTGATAAGATAGTATCTTTTTGCGAGCAGTCAGGATATAGTTATAAGTTTGAAGATAATAAATTTTATGGTTTACCATTTGAAGTAAATGATTTTATTTCTCATGGTGGAGTGAAAGATTATATGAAATCTATCACATCATTTAAACCAAGAGATTATCAAATTGATGCTGTATATGATGCTTTAAGGTATAATAGAAAACTTCTAATATCACCAACAGCGTCAGGTAAGTCATTAATGATTTACTCTATAGTTAGATATTTTGTTGGTACTAATAGAAAGATATTACTTGTTGTTCCAACTACATCTCTAGTAGAACAAATGTTTAAAGATTTTCAAGATTATGGTTGGGATGCTGAAAATCACTGTCATAGAATATATGCTGGAAGAGAAAGAATCAATACTAATGAAGTAACTATTACAACTTGGCAATCTGTATATAAACTTGATAGAACTTTTTTTGAAGAATATGATGTAGTGATTGGTGATGAAGCTCATTTATTTAAGAGCAAATCTCTTATTCAAATTATGGATAAGCTTCATCATGCAAAGTACAGATATGGATTCACTGGAACTTTAGATGGCACACAGACCCATAAGTGGGTGTTAGAGGGACTGTTTGGACCATCGTATAAAGTCACTCAAACTAAAAAATTAATTGATGAAGGTCACCTTGCTACATTAGATATTCAGTGTTTAGTTCTCAAATATAAACCACAGAAGTTTGATACTTATGAGGATGAAATACAATTTCTTATATCCAACGAAAGAAGAAATAAATTCATTACCAATTTATCACTGGACTTGAAAGGGAACACCTTGATACTTTACAGTAGAGTAGAGACACATGGTGCTGTATTGTTTGATTTAATAAATAAAGGTGCTACCGTTAATAGAAAAATATTCTTTGTTCATGGTGGTGTAGGTGCTGAGGACAGAGAAAAGGTAAGGGAAATAACAGAGCAGCAGAATGATGCAATCATTGTTGCCTCTTATGGAACTTTTAGTACAGGAATCAATATTAAAAATCTACACAATGTCATTTTTGCCTCTCCATCAAAATCGCGTATTCGCAATTTACAAAGTATTGGTAGAGTCCTAAGAAAAGGCAAAAACAAAGTCAAAGCAAAACTTTATGATATTGCTGATGATTTGACTTTAGGATCAAGAAAAAATTATACACTAAATCATTTTATTGAAAGAGTGAAAATTTATGTCCAAGAACAATTCAATTATGAGATTATTTCAATTAATATTAAAGAATAAGGAGGTTTTGTATGATAGAAGACGATTTCTATGCAACAATAAAAATTAAATATAGTGGTGAAGAAATATTTGCCAAAGTAGCAGCATCTGAAGAAGATGGAAGAACTATGCTTCTTGTATCAAATCCAGTATGTATTGAAGAAGTTAAACTGAGAGGCCAAGTTGCTGGTTATAAGTTTGAACCATGGTTAAAAACTACTACTGAAGATATGTTTTTAATGAACTTAGATGATGTTTTAACAATGTCTGAATCAGAAGATATTGAAATGATAATTTATTATCAAGACTATATTAGAAAATCACAAAAAGGAAATAAAACTATTCCAGATAGAAAAATGGGATATATATCTAGCGTAATTGAAGCAAAAGAGATATTAGAGAAGATCTTTAATATTGACTCATCTAAGAATATTAATAGCTAAGCCTGTATCTCAAAGGCAACAAACCCATTCTAAACACTAATTCAATTATTGTCAAGCTTGATATAATGATTAAAATTTGATATAATATAATCAAATAATATTTAATTATGTCATCTGTTAAACATTCGTATGGAACCATGAATAAACCAAAAAAGTCAGAACATTATGTTAATAACAAAGACTTTTTAGGTGCTTTGGAAAATTACTTTGCTAGAGTACAGAGAGCAAAAGATAAAGGATTAGAAAAACCACAAATTCCAAGATATATTGGAGAGTGTTTTTTAAAGATTGCTAATCATTTGTCATACAAACCAAACTTCGTGAACTATATGTTCAAGGATGATATGATTTGTGATGGTATTGAAAACTGTGTAAGGTATATCCACAATTTCAATCCAGAGAAATCTAAAAATCCATTTGCATACTTCACTCAGATTATCTACTATGCATTCTTGAGAAGAATTCAACAAGAGAAGAAGCAACTGGAAATAAAAAATAAGATTTTGGAGAAGACCAACTTTGATGAGGTCTTTGATGCTAATGAGGTTGACATTAATAACTATGCGGACTATAATCAAATTAAGGATAATGTCCATTCTAAAATTCGTTATTAATGAAAGTTGCTATCATTACTGATACTCATTATGGAGCTAGAAAAGGTTCTAAACTTTTT